GAAGAGTACGTCCGCGACCCGCGCTTCAAGGCGTGGGGGCTGTGCTGGAAGGTCGTCGGCACCGACGAGATCCCGGTGTGGGTGAGGGGCGACCGCATCGGTCGCTGGAAGTCCAGCATCGACTGGTCCCGCACCGCTGTGCTGGCCCACAACGCGCAGTTCGACGTGACGATCCTCTCCTGGGTCTATGGCATCCAGCCCGCGTTCATCTTCGACACGCTCAGCATGGGCCGCGCCCTGCGTGGCGTGGAGGTGGGCAACAGTCTGGCTACGCTGGCCGAGGCGTTCGAGCTTCCCCCCAAGGGCAAGGCGGTGCACAGCACCGATGGTCTGCTGGAGAGCATTCCGTTCCACATCGAGCAAGAGCTTGCCGACTACTGCAAGCACGACACCTACCTGTGTGAGCAGATCTTCCTGCGCTTGATCGAGGGCTACCCGACCAAGGAGTTGAAGCTCATCGACATGACGCTGAAGATGTACACCCGCCCGCTGCTGCAGCTTGACAAGGAGATGTTGGCGCAGGCGATTGAAGAAGAAAGGACTGCACGTGAAGGACTCCTTGCAAAGCTCGGCATGGTGGAAGCTACTCTCGCTTCGAACCCGCAATTTGCGCAAGCGCTCAAAGCACTTGGGGTCGATCCGCCGACTAAGATCAGCAAGACAACAGGCGAAGAGACGCTTGCTCTCGCTAAGAATGATGCACTGTTCCAGGCCCTGCTCAATCATGAGAATGAGGATGTGGCTCTTCTCTGCGAAGCAAGACTGAAGGTCAAGAGCACTAGCGAACGCACACGAGCGCAGCGCTTCCTCGACATTGCTGACCGGGGCAACCTGCCGGTGCCCCTGAGTTACTACGGTGCAGCCACAGGCCGGTGGACTGCAGCCAAGGGCAGCGCGATCAACATGCAGAATTTGAAGAGGGGCTCTTTTCTGCGTAAGGCGATCATGGCCCCTGAGGGACATGTCATCGTGGTCGGTGACCTCTCGCAGATCGAGCCGCGTGTGCTGGCGTGGCTGGCGGACTACGACGCGCTGCTCGACATCTTCCGCGCTGGTGGTGATCCCTACGCGCAGTTCGGTTCGCAGATGTTCAGTATCCCAGGCATGACCAAGGACAGTCACCCGGTGGAGCGGCAGTCGGCCAAGTCAGCCCTGCTGGGCGCGGGCTACCAGCTAGGCTGGGCCAGCTTCGCGGCCCAGTTGCTTACTGGGTTCCTCGGTGCACCACCCAAGCGGTACTCAAGGGAAGAGGCGAAGCAGCTTGGCGTTGTCGGCGCTGACGTGCAGAAGTTCTTGTCCTGGGACGAGAACCTCAAGAAGATGGAGGAGATCCCCCACACCTGCACCGACCTCGAGCTTGCCATCCACTGCCTCGCAGCCAAGGCCATCATCGACAAGTACCGCACGGCCTCGGCCCCGGTCGTGGACTTCTGGGAACTGATGGGGCAACTCATCGAGCACAGCCTGTACAAGGGCAAGGAGTACACGCACAAGTGCCTGACCTTCCGCAAGGGCGAAATCGTCTTGCCAAGCGGCATGTCTGTGCGGTATCCTGACCTCCGCCCTGACCAAGACGAGAAGGGCCGAGTCCAGTGGAGCTACGCTGACGGCAAGGACGGCAAGCGAAGCAAGCTCTACGCGGGCAAGGTCACGAACAACGTGGTGCAGGGCACGGCGCGTTGTGTGATGACTGATGGGATGCTGCGCATAGGAAAGCGGTATCCGGTCTGTGGAACCGTGCACGACGAGGCGTTGTGTATCGCGCCGGAGAGTGAAGCAGATGAGGCCAAAGACTACCTTCTGGCCTGCATGACCGTGCAGCCGAGCTACATGCCGGGGATTCCCCTGGCGGCAGACGGCGGTGCTAACAGACGATATGGACTGGCAAAAGGATGAGCACCATCACCGACTACGCCATGCCGCTCATGGAGATCGAGCGCATGGCCCGAGCAATCCACGACCTGTGCCTTGAGCGCAAGTATGGACAAGCGCGTGAACTCACCACTCACCTGGGTGTTGAGAACCGCATCCTGCAAGCCACGCTTGCGTTACTCGAAGAAAAGGAGAAAGCCTTTGCAAACCCCCAAGAAGTTCAAACTCAGTAACAAGACGTTCACCGTGCGCATGGTGGACACGATGCCCTGCCGGGGGCACATGGGTGAGGTGGACCACGACACGCGTGTGGTCACCATCGCCACCACCAGCAACCTGACGGGCCGGTCGTTCAAGACCGAGGAGGTGTCCGACACCTTCTGGCACGAGGTCACTCACGCCATCTTGCAGGACATGAACCACCGGCTGTGGAACAACGAGAAGTTCGTCACACGCTTTGCCAACCGGCTCAACGAGGTCATCAACACATCGGAGATCTAATGGGTAACGCAGTCACTTGGAGCCATTCAGGCCTGAAGAAGTTTGAGCAGTGTGCGCGGCAGTATCACGAAGTGACGGTGCTGAAGCGCTTCCCGTTCACAGACACCAAGCACACCATCTACGGCAAGGATGTTCACAAGGCCATCGAGGACTACGGGCGTGACGGCACACCGCTGCCGCCAGAGTTCGTGATCTTCCAGCCTGTGGTAGATGTTCTCCTTGCCAAGCCCGGGAGGAAGCTGTTCGAGCATGAGATGGCGCTGACCAAGGACTTGCGACCCTGTGACTTCAAGTCTGACGACAGGTGGGTGCGCGGCATCGCGGACCTGCTCATCGTGGATGACGACAACCTGACGGCCCGGGTGGTGGACTGGAAGACGGGCAATGACAAGTATCCAGACAGGGACCAGCTAACGCTGATGTCCCTAATGGTGTTTGCCCACTTCCCCCACATCCGCTCTGTCTCGTCTGCCCTGTTCTTCATCGTCAAGGGCAGCATGGTCAAGCACAAGATGTCCTACGAAGACGCAGAGGCTGCGTGGTGGGACTACCGGGAGCGCGTTGCCAAGCTCGAGGCAGCGCACGAGTTCGACGTGTGGAACCCCTCACAGAGCCCGCTGTGCGGATGGTGCCCCGTCAAAGACTGTACGTTCAATACGAAGAGGAGTTGATATGGAAAAAGACCGTCCCCTCGTTGGGTGTCGCCAAAGCGTTATCTCTCCTGTGGCACTACGCTGTAGTCAGGTAGCGTTTTACAGGGAACGCGGCGATACGTATAAAGCGATAGCCAAAAGATACGACCTGTCTGCAACTCGCATACAGCAGCTCGTTAGAAAGCACCGACGTGTGATGCGTGCCACAGCCTTACTAAGCGTCGGTGCAAGAAGCGCGTATAACTGGGACAAATGGGCCCCTGGCTATGAAAGTAGCAACGTCGAGGAAACCAACGCAATACTTTGTCTGCTTAAGCAGATGGCGGAAGGAGAAGCATCATGACACGACAGGAGCTAGTGGACATAATGAAAAGTATCCCCTTGGACGACGATGACTGGGTACGTCTGTTTATGCGGAAGCTAAACGACGCTTTTCCAGAAATGGCGGCGGGACTAGTGCGACTAGCAGAGGAGCGATTAAATGACTCAAGTCAACGGCAAGCGTGACTACAAGCACGCGTACAAGCTGCAGAAGGCGACCGGAGAGACCGCCGATCAGATCGAGCGCCAACGCGCACGCAGGGCCTACGACAAGGCTGGTGTGGACCGCGCAGGCAAGGACATCGACCACGTCACACCGCTGCGCAAGGGTGGCAAGAGCACCCCGGGGAACACACGCCTGAGAAGCCGCAAAGCAAACCAAGCGGACAACGGCAAGTAAAACAACGGAGAAAGCAAGTGGAGATATTCGACAACCGCATACTGCTCTTCAACACCCGACACCCGCACCGCTACAGCATCATCCCCAAGCACAAGGTGCTGCCCATCGAGGGTGGCTACCAAGTCGCTGTCTATTGGTCGTTAGATGAGGCTCGAGTGCTGCGCAATCTGGGCGTGAAGAACGTCCCCTCTCCCATCCAGGGGAGGTATGAGTGGCCTGGGCGCTACCGCCCGATGGACCACCAGAAGGAGACCTCCTCCTTCCTCACGTTCAACCGGCGTGCGTTCGTGCTGTCAGAACCCGGGACGGGCAAGACCCTCAGCGCCCTGTGGGCGGCTGACTACCTGATGAAGCGCGGAGAGGTCAGGCGGTGCCTGATCCTGTGCCCCCTGTCGATCATGCACAGCGCATGGATGCAGGACTTGGGTAACTCCGTCATCCACAGGAGCGCAGTGGTGGCCCACCACGCACAGGCTGCGCGACGCATCGAGTTGATACAGGAGGACTACGAGTTCGTCATCACGAACTACGAGGGCCTGAACTTGATTGCCAATGAGGTGAACAACGACGGGCGTTTCGACCTCGTAATTGTTGATGAGTGTTTTGTGGCGGGCACGTTCGTGGCTACGCCCCTGGGACGACGCCCAATTGAGCAGCTTCAGCCCGGGGACAGGGTGTTGACTTCTGACGGAATAGCGCCTATAAACCGTCTTGTACGCAATACTGCTACGCGATTGGTGGAGGTCAAACTTGGAAACGGAAAAGTCATCCGGTGCACCCCTGAGCACCCCTTCTTCACCGACGCAGGGTGGATCTGCGCCAAGAATCTTGCGGGAAGAAGGCTCGTGTCTGGTGTTGAGTTGTCTTGCCTGCGGGCAGGAATTTCGCCATCTGCGGCACCGAGTGTTGTGGGGTATGGCAAACAACCATCCGATTGGGTTGACTTGCTCGAAATCCTGCGCACGGAAGAGATACCACTCTCAGAATCCCGGAGCCAGCTACTTCAACAAAATGTTGCCCGAGCAACGCGGCAGGTCTACGGGTCCGAAAACGGCGGAGCATCGAGCGAAGCTGTCCGCAACGCTGAAGGCCATCGGTCACAAGCCGAAAGTACGGGGCGGGAACGGCCAGGGTATGACACCAGCCGAGCGGTTGATTTCCGAGGTCTTGCCTGCGGGGTGGGTATGGAACTACCCAGTAGCGTTGGGCGGGAGGCAACCCGGCTTTCCTACGAACTACAAGCTCGACTTCGCGTGGCCCGACCGGATGGTGGGGTTGGAAGTGGATGGCAGCAGCCACACGTCACGGGCACGTCAAGAACAGGATCGCAAGAAGGAAGCGAAACTGGCGACGCTTGGGTGGAAAGTGTTTCGTATATCGAATGCCCAGGCGGCGTCGATGTCTTCAACCTCGAAGTTGAAGGGACACCTAACTACCTTGTTGGGGATCACTGGGTAGTACACAACTGCAACGCATATAAGAACCCACAAACAAGACGTTGGAAAGCATTGAACTCGATCATCAAGCCAGAGACGTATTTGTGGATGATGACGGGTACGCCTGCTGCGCAGTCTCCTGTGGATGCGTACGGTCTTGCTCGGCTGGTCAACCCGACCAACGTGCCCAAGTTCTACACGGCGTGGCGCGATCAGGTGATGCAGAAGATCACCATGTTCAAGTGGGCTCCCAAGCCCGACGCTGCTGACCGGGTCTACGCTGCGCTGCAGCCCGCCATACGCTTCACCAAGGCGCAGTGCCTGGACCTGCCGCCTGTGCTCACGACCACACGTGAGGTGCCGCTCACCCCACAGCAGGCCAAGTACTACAACCTGCTGCGCGACCAGATGGTGGCGATGGCTGCGGGCGAGACGATCACTGCCGTGAACGCAGCAGGCGTGCTCAACAAGCTCCTGCAGATCAGCACCGGGGTGTCCTACACCGACAACCAAGAGGTGGTCGAGTTCGACGCCACGCCAAGGCTGAACGTCCTGCTCGAGGCGCTGGAGCAGACAGACCGCAAGGTCATCGTGTTCGCGCTCTTCCGCGCTGCCATCAGCACCATCAGCGCCTTCCTCACCAAGAACGGTGTGGCCTGCGAGGAGATCCACGGCGGGGTCACGGCGACCAAGCGAGGCGACATCATCAAGCGCTTCCAGACGCAGCCCAACCCGAGGGTGCTGGTCATGCAGCCCCAGGCCACAGCACACGGCATCACGCTGACTGCTGCGGACACCGTGATCTTCTACGGCCCGCTGATGAGCGTGGAGCAGTACGTGCAGTGCATCGCCCGGGCCGACCGCAAGGGGCAGAACTCCGACAAGGTCACCGTGATCCACATCGAGGGGTCGCCGGTCGAGAAGCGCATGTTCAAGGCCCTGTCCAGCAAGGTGGACGACAACGCCCTGCTGGTCAAGCTGTTCGAAGAAGAAATTTCAGGAAGGGGGTTGCCGAAGCCAGTTTGACAATGTACAGTGTTGGACACTAACTCAAAAAAGGAGAAAGCATGGAAGACGAATTGCCCGTAGACAGGCTGGTCCGCATCTACATGAAGATGCGCTCGGCCATCCAAGACCTCGACGCCCAGATCGAGGCGATCAAGGAGCAGCAACAGTCCGTCAAGAACGAGATCAAGGACCGCATGCGGGGCACGGGGGTCAAGTCCCTGCGCACCGACCACGGCACCGTCTCGCTGATGGAGAAGACCCGGTACTACACCAACGACTGGGACAGCTTCAAGAAGTTCATGGTGGAACACGACGCGCTCGACCTGCTGGAGAAGCGCATCGCCCAGTCCAACATGAAGTTGTTCTTGGAAGAAAACCCTGGGTCCATTCCCCCAGGTTTGAACTCGGACACCGAGTTCGACATCTCTGTAAGAAAACCGTCAACCAAGTGAAAGGCTACACATGAGCAACATTGCACTTTTCTCCGGCTCTGCCGTTCCCGCGTTCGCCAAGAAGGGCGAACTGTCTGCCCTCGCCAAGTCCCTCGCAGGGGGTGCCGGTGGTGGCGGCAAGCGCATCTCGATCAAGGGCGGCGTGTTCCGCTTGATGGTGGACGGCAAGGAAGTTGCCGCTGTCGATGAGCGCTTCCTCGATGTGGTTGTCGTCAACGCCGCTCCCAAGATCGGGCGCACCTTCTACATGAAGGCGTACGACGGCGACACGCCCAGCGGCCCTGACTGCTGGTCGGCTGACGGCGAGAAGCCAGACGCCAGCGCAGCCACCCCCCAGGCCACCAACTGCGCCTCGTGCCCGCAGAATGTGAAGGGCTCCGGTCAGGGTGATAGCCGTGCCTGCCGCTACAGCCAGCGTCTGGCAGTGGTGCTGGCGAACGATGTGGACGGTGACGTCATGCAGCTTCAGTTGCCTGCCACGTCCATCTTCGGCAAGGAGGAAGGCGACAACCGTCCGCTGCAAGCGTACGCCCGGTATCTGGCTGCGCAGGGCGTCTCTCCCGAGACCTTGGTCACGCGCATGAAGTTCGACACGAAGTCGGAGAGCCCCAAGCTGTTCTTCAAGCCGATGCGCTGGTTGAGCGAGGACGAGTACGCCTCGGCTGCGGAGCAGGGTCAGTCTGAGGACGCCAAGCGTGCGATCACCATGACCGTGGCGCAGACCGACAAGGTCGAGCCGATGAAGCTGGAGGGCACCAAGCCCACCCCCAAGGCTGCTGCCAAGCCCGCACCCGCTCCTGCGGCTGAGGAAGAAGAGGAAGAGGCACCGCCGCCTGCACCCCGGCGTGGCCGTCCTCCCAAGGCCAAGGCTGAGCCTGTGGAAGAGGCTGAGGAGACCGTCGAGCCAACCGTACGCAAGGAAGAGAAGGCTGCACCCGCTGCACCCAAGTCGTCTCTTGCCAAGCTGGCGGCTGATTGGGATGATGAGTGACTTTGATGGGGGCTTCGGCCCCCTTTTATCACCATGACCTACTCTGTCAAAACCGTGCTGGCGGTGAAGGACGCTCCCAAGAGCCTGGGCAACACGCTCGGGCGTCTTGCTGTGAGCTTGGACTTCAGCGTCTTGCGCCTCGCCAAAGCCACTGGGGCATCACGCCAAACCGTCTACAACTGGATGCTGGGCGGCGATGTTCTCAATCCGTATCAACCCCGCGTCGAGCGCCTGATCGAGATCCTCAGAGCCGCCAAGAACGCAGAAACCGCATGGGTGCAAATATGCAAGGAATTCAACCTTCAAGCCTGACGCCAGAGGAACTGGTCCGGTATGCCTACCTCAAGAACGACAACGGCTTGCCTAAGGACTGGTGCGATGCGCTGATCAAGGCGGTAGAGACGCTGCTGGACGACCTCAAGTAACCCCCCGGGAGCTTCATGGAACCGCTTGAGTTTCTAGCGGCTGTGCTTCCGCCACCCGGTTTTGGGTACTACTGCGCAGCAGAGTTGTCTTCCAAGAAGAAGCAACACGTTTTTGTTGAAGATCTGAAGGAGGTACAGCGTCATGCTGACCAATGGCTGACACAGAGCAAGGACATCTATTTCGCGCTGGCGACGTTCGAAGAGTCGGGCAAGCGCACGGCAGACAACGCCGAGTACGTGCGATCCATGTTCATCGACATGGATGGCTACGCCACGAAGAAAGACGCGGCACAAGCGCTGGGTGGCTTCCTTGAGACCACAGGGCTTGAGGGGCTGGCTACTCCGTGGATCGTCGCATCAGGCGGCGGGCTGCACTGCTACTGGGCCTTCACGCATCCCGTTGCTGTGGGTATCTGGAAGCCTGTGGCTGAGGCGTTCAAGCGCCTGTGCAAGCAGCAAGCGCTGTCTATCGACATGACGGTCACCGCCGACGCGGCCCGCGTGTTGCGCATCCCGGGCACGCTCAACTTCAAGAAGAAGTACGCCACCCCACGCTCGGTCAAGATCATGACCGAGGGCACCCCGTGCAGCTTCGAGGACTTCGCTGAGGCCATCACTGCCGCGCTGGGGCCGACCAGTGTCAATGCGCCGGCACCGTCTCGCGCACCGCTCGACATCCCCGGCAAACGCATCGAAGCGCCCGTAGCCAGCAACGTCAAGCTGGTGGAGAACAGCGTCACCAAGTTCAAGCTGATCATGCAGCGCACGGCGGCAGGCGATGGTTGCGCACAGCTTGCGCACTTCGTTGAGCACGCCGCTGATGACGGCATGGAGCCCCAGTGGCGTGGCTGGCTGTCCCAGGCCAAGCAGTGTGCGGATGGTGAGCGTGCTGCGGTCTGGTTGAGCAGCCTGCACCCCTACGAGCCTGAGCGCATGCAGACCAAGCTGCGCGAGATCAAAGGCCCGTACCCGTGCCTGAAGTTCGACAGCGAGAACCCTGGCATCTGCGAAGGCTGCAAGCACTTCGGCAAGATCACCAACCCCCTGGCGCTTGGGCGCGAGATCCTGGCTGACAACACCGAGAAGCAGATCGAGATCACGCCCGTGGATCCGGACGACCCCGAGGCACCACCGGTCACAGTCACACGCCCAATCCCACCCAAGGGCTACTCCTACGGGGCCAAGGGCGGCGTGTTTGTCGAGCGTATGGTGGAGGAGGCTGACGGCACCAAGCGCAAGCACCAGATCATGATCGTGCCCTACGATCTGTTCGTCGTGGACCTGCTGAACAAGGACGGTGAGCACACCGTGCACATGGTCGCCAACCGACCCGGCGCTCCCATCGATGTGCTGATGGCACAGCGCTACACCGTGTCCAAGGACGAGTGCCTGAAGACGTTGGCACAGCAGAACATCATTGCCTCGTTCGGCGCAGGCAACGACAAGAATCTGTTCGAGTACATCCGCGCTTGCATCGAGGATGCCAGCGTCACGAAGAAGGCCATCAAGATCCCAGGCCAGTACGGCTGGCAGGAGGATGGCACGTTCGTCTACAACGGCAAGGTGTATTTCCAAGACGGCAGCACGCGCACGGTGCCGATGCCAGACCTCGTCAATCTCACGCGCATCACGCGGTCACAGGGCACGCTGGAGGAGTGGAGACGCTTCCCACAGATGCTCATGCGCAAGAAGCAGTTCGACCTGCTGGGCATCGCCAGCATCGGGTTCGGTGCGCCGCTGATGAAGTTCACGCAGATGGCGGCGCTGACGATACATGGCGGGTCCACCGACAGCGGCACGGGCAAGTCGTTGGCGCTGAGCTTGCTGAACTCGATCTGGGGCCACCCGATCCGCTACCGCACAGGCAAGAGCACTTCGCCTGTGACCATGCAGCAGCGCATGGGCAACCTCAACAGCCTGCCGTTCACATCGGATGAGATCACGCACAAGTCTCGTCAGGACATGGAGTGGTTCCCCGGCTTCATCTTCGACGCCTCGGAAGGCCAGGGCAAGGAGAAGAGCGAGGCGCACCACAACCGTGAGCGGCTGAACCTCGTGTCGTGGGCAACGCTGGTCTTCCTGACCTCCAACACCCACATGCAGGACTACATGTCCGGGGCTCGGCAGCACACGTCTCAGGGCGAGTTGCTGCGCATGCTGGAGTGGACGCCTGAGGTCAAGCTGAACTGGACGCCGGAGGAGGAAGACCTTCTCAAGATCCCCATGCACAACCACGGCGTGGCTGGCGACATCTACGTGCGCTGGCTGGTGCAGAATCAAGAGACGGCGGAGCGCATCACCAAGGAGTGCATCCGCAAGATCAAGGTCGAGTGGAAGATGTCGGGCGATGAGCGCTACTGGGCCGCTGGCTGCGGCGCAATCATTGCCGGTGCGATTCTTGCTTCAAGTAGGTACGCAGGCATCATCGACCTGCCGGTGGACAAGATCATCGAGTTCCTCAAGAGCTTGGTGGAGAAAGCCCGCAAGGTGATCAAGACGGGCGGGCGCACGGCAGAGGATGTGCTGAACGCCTTCACCCGGGAGAACTACGGTCAGTTCGTGGTGATCCGCCAGAGCAACGGCGCTCTGTTGGCAGCGCTGGGCTCAGGGCAGGAGATCGACCAGACGGTCACGCGCAGCAAGGTCATGGGCCGGGTGGAGCACGGCATCAACAAGAAGAACTACGTGGAGTACTTCATCGAGGAGCAGATGCTCAAGTCGCACTGCGTGGCGATGTCCTTCGGCTACGACGCGTTCAAGAAGCAGATACAGGCCATGCCCGGGTACACGGTCGGCTTCGAGCGCAAGGACATGATGGCAAAGACTCGAGGCCCGCAGATGCGCGTGCGCACGATCTGCATAGGCCGACCGATAGAAGAAGACCCTCACAATGCTGCGGCACTATCCGTGGGACCGGCTTGAGAAGGGGCAGGGGTTCTTCGTCCCTGCGCTTGACCTAGAGGCCGTGCGACAGGCGGGACTGCTGGCTGCAGTCCCGCTTCACATCAAGGATGCCCGGGCCCAGTTCGGTATCAGGCAGGGGCGGCTTGGGGTTCTTTTCTTTCGAGTACCGCCCGTACGGAAGCAGCAATCTGAATCTTCGCAGCCTTGATCTGATCCACCAGCTTGCGCTTCTCTTCCTCGGTGAGCTTCGATCCACGGATGATGCGCTCGTTCTTGGTCAACTCACCCATCATCTGTCGGTACTCCCCCGCCATTTGATTCATCATGATCAACTGCAGGTTCTCCTGCAAGAACGCTTGCGCCTTGCCGGTCTCACCCTTCACGATCAGGTTGTCGTAGGTGGTCTTAGCCTGTGTGACTTTCTGGAAGTCCTTATACACACCATCGATGATGTTGCTGGCGTCTGCGGGCTGGAACATCGGCCCCACCAACGGCAGTTCAGACCAGCGCTTCTCAGGCACCACCACATCCGCTTTCGGCAGCGGCAAGCTCAGTGCTTGGAGCGCCAGCAACCCCAGCCCGCCTGTGTACCCGTTGACAAGTGCTTCGATCCTGATTGGTGAAAAGTTCACCGACTCACCGATGTACTTGGCAATCTCAGAAGTCCGCTCCCGGTAACGCATACCCGGAACCTCTTGCTGCTCTCGCGCCGACTCAAGATCACGCCCAGTGAAGAACGACTTGCCCAAGCCCACCTCGATGACGGGCTTCATGGCTGCAGGGATGGGCACCGGCACCGGGATCTTGGCTCCGCCAATCTCGATAGGCACCATGCTGCTGCCGCCTGGAACGATCTGGATCAGGATGTGGTTGAGCGCTTCAAAGGCTTCCTTTGCTCCTCGGTCACTCTTCATGCTGTTGTACAGCATCTCGGGCAGCGCCTTGAAGATGTAGCCGACTTCAAACGGGATCGGTACGCGCAGCGTGACCTTTTCTCCAGCCATTTCGTCAAGGAAGGGCAGGCGCACAAACCAATTGCCGTACTTCACATCGGGCGGAGCGTTCTTGTACTCCTCGTCGTCTTGCATGGCTGCGGCGTAAGCCATCGTGAGAGCGAACATCGACGCGCCACGCGTGAACAGCTTGCGCTGGATATCAAGCTTGTCGTTGAACGGCATATTGCCGGTCAGTGCCTTGTACAGCACGTCCAAGCCCTGGATCTGCGCATTCAGGAAAGGCACCAACATGCTTGCCATGTGCATGGTGGGTGACAACCCGCGCTTGCTGAAGTTCATCGACTCCAGCGCCATGAGTTCGGCTTCCATGTCGGACAGCCCCTGCGCACGGTAGCTCTCGTACTGGGACTGCCGCGTGGCGGCATCGGCCTTGTGCGCCATCGCCTCCATCTTGGTGAACGCCTTCATCCAGCCTGGACGCCCCTCCTGCATCTCCTTGAGCAGACGGCTGATGTCCTCGGTGGTGCCGGTGAAAGTCTGCCCGCCCGTGACGCCCCGGGCCTTCAGCGGCGATGCCTTGCGCAGTTGGTTGACGGCGCTCAGCAATGGAGGCGCATCAGAGCCGCTGAGCATGTAGGCACCCAGCGAGTCACGGAACAACTGCTTGGCGGCAAAGACCGGCGTGGAGGTCACTGCACGGCGCAGGATCTGCGCAGGGATGCCCATCAGACGCAAGCCCTGGGGCAGCATCGTCGGGATACCCGCCATGCCCTTGACCAACAGGTCAGACGGCACGCCGATGTAGTCGGTGTCTACACGTACGAAGTAGTCCTCACCGTCGAGCTTGAACTCCAGCGTGCCCTTGGGAGCGCCCGTCTTGCCCGCTCTGGCGGGCTTGCTGGCAAGCCCTGCATCGGCAAGCTCGTAGGCCACGTTCTTGGCCGCGATGTTGCGCAACCCCATGTCGAGCAGCATCGACGTGTTCTGCACGCTGCTGGTGAGGAAGTCAAAGATAGGCTCTTCACCACCGACAAGCTCTTGGAGGTGCGGGCTGTCCTTCAGGTTGCCGATGCGAATGGGCGTCTCACCGCCAATCATCAACTCGGCGTTGCCTCCGCGCATGCGGTAGTACGGGATGTAGTCCTTGGCACGCAGCAGGCGGGCCGCTTCGTCCTTGCTGATCGCACCCGTCTGCACCAAGAAGTTCAGCAGGTCGGTGTTGTACTCGTTGTACATCTCCCGCGCCTCATCGAACGCTTTCTTCAGCGTCGGGTTGGCGTCGATCTCCGCCTTGGCAGCGCGGAAGTCTGCCTCGGTGGGCATGCTGTCGAGGTTCTTCTCAAGGTACGCCTTGCGGGCGTTCAGTTGAGTTTTCTCTTGCGGCTCCAGGCGGGGGGAGGCAAGCTCACGCTCGATCTTCTGCAGTTCACTCAGCGCTGCGGCACGGCCAAAGTTCAGCTTGTCAAAGCCCTTGTTCTCGCCACGGATCGCAGACATGTACAGCGTGAACAACCGGTTGGCTGCGTCGGCGCTGCCTGCTTCCTTGATCACGTCTTTTGCCGCAAGGCGCTTGACGATGTCCTTGATGTTGGCCCCTTGGACCGCCTCGATGATGCGCTCCTTCTGGCCGTCAGGACGCGTTATCTCTTGGACCTGGGCGACTCCGTTCTCGATAGCCTCCTGCGTCATGTTGTTGCGCATGCCGTACTTGCGCAGGTAGTACATCATCTGCGATCCCTTGAGCGCGTCCATGCTGGTGTAGGCAATTTGCTCTAGGGGAGCCAGGGCGTCAATAACTTGCGTACGGAATGCCAACCCAAAAAGACTCTTCTTGATGCTGTCGAGAACGGTCGGCTGCTTGCCAATGATCTGGTTAGCTACGCGTGATGCGGTGGGGAGGTTGCGGGAGAAGAGGATGCCTTCGGCGGGGCCAACACGGTCGATGTCCCACGCCACGATGGCAGAGCCTTCGTCCTTGTCGTAGAAGTCTACGTAGTTGAACTTGCTGTCTCTTGTAATGTTCCGATCTCGACTTGGCGCGTCAAGGTACTTGTACCCCGCAATCCCGTACTCACGAAGCAAATACGAAATAGCTTTATCGGAACGGCGCTTCATAGCCGGCGCTTTGCTCGTGGGTGCCTGCGTTGGTTTTGCGGGGATCCAACGCAGTGCCTCCGCTAAGTCACTTGCTCGGTCATCACCATCCATTTTTGCATTTAACACACTACGCAGTCTCGCTTTGTCCTTAACCGCGTCAGTACTGTTCAGCAGTTCAGAAATAGCGTTTTGCACTTTGGGTGCCTGCTGATCTAATGGCAAGTCTAGTACAAAATACTCTTCGTCGGGACGCGTTGACATTACACGAGCAAACGCACCTTTAGGCTCAGGAATTGGCGGTTCTGGTAATGGGTGATACACGATTGCATCAACGTCTATTTTCCGCAAATCTGCGGCTTTTGCGGCAAAATACCCGCTAGCTTTTGCAAGCTTTTCATAAGATGCGAGTTTTTCTTTGTAGACACGAGACAGCGCTTCCGCAACCGCCGCATACGTTTTGTCTTTTGCTTCATCTACAGCCGCATCTACAAGGTCATCAATGTCCATCCATCTTTCAACGGGAAGAGTGCTCTCTAAATAATCTTTATTTTTATAGTAGGCAACATTATCTTGTAAGAGAAAATCGCCTTGAAATGGCATCACGATCTTTAGATCGCCTGCAATTATGCTATCTACCGTTTTTTGTGCGGCAACTTTGGTTTCGTTGTCTAACCCAATCAACTCCCCTTTATTTGTGATATTTTCCGCTATCTTTGCAGGCGAAAGCTTAAAGTCGTTTTCTCTAGCTCTTCGCGCCAAAAGATCAAACACGTACGCATCTGCAAAAGCCTTACGGCTCGTATCCGGATCGCTGCTCTGTATGAGCTTTTGCAGCCGGTCTCTTTCAGAAGACAGCTTGCGCCCATCAAACATAATGTTTTCAGTCAGCGACGCTTGCCACTCTTTTATCTTTGGGTCGTTTTGCCACTGGCGAAGCTGCTTCTCTGCTTCCTGCCGTTGGTAAAATTTCGCAGTGCTGTGTGCGCTTGCACGGTATGTTCCCCAACCGAATACCTGGGCACCTTCGCCACTGCCCATGTACGTAAAGTCAAACTCCTTAAAGGGTTTGCCCGTGCCGTGCCAAGTGCCGCGAAGCTCAAGGTTGGCTGCACCGTAAGCCATATTGACGAGGTCTCCGACCTTCAGTTTTTGAGGCGCAAGACCAAACTTCTCCAACGCACGCTTGAAGCCGTCAACAATAATCCGCAGCCAGTTCTGGACCGCGTTGCCGCTCTTGACCCCGCTGGGCTCCACGCCAGCGTTGAAGGCCTCTTCAACGGCATAAGCAAGCAGTTCGTCATTGACCTGCTCTTCTGGTGTTTTTGCAGCCTCTACCCGTTCCTTTGCGGCGCGACCGATCTTGGCTTCAAGCGTGTTGGCTTTCGAATTGCTCCAGCGCTTAACGGTTTCAACCAGCGCGTTGTACTGCGCGGTATTGAAAAAGTTACGGAAACCGATGTGTGCGCCCACCTCGTGGAGCAGCACGCCCAGCGCATGGTCCTTGCCGATGTTCTCGGCAATTAGGTATGCTTTGCCGTCGTAGACAAAACCCTTGGCATCATCAGGAATAGTGTCAAGGTTGTCTCTAAGCGCGGGAGGGAGCGATACACGGCGTTTTCTAAGCGCGGAAACTGGGACCATTTTACGCGCACCGACTTGCGTAGTTACGTTCCCTTCTTTAAGTTCTGCAAGGCTCTCTACAACGATCAGTACGTTTTGCGTATCCAGCAAACCCTTCTGACCAAGCGCACGCTCAAGTTCGGCAATCAGTTCCTCTTTGGTCAGCCCCTCGGCAGGCTTGCCACGGGAGAACTCAATGTCTCCCTCCGCGCTCGGCTTGCCTCGCATCGGCTCCGTCATGCGCTGGGTTGCTTCCCGAGCCTCTTCCTCCTTGATGCGCTGCACCACACGATCCGCAAACTCGTTGGCTTCCTTCTCAATCTGCCGCTGCGTGGCCTCGTCTATGGTCCCCTTCAATCGAGCCTTGTCTGAAAGCTCCTTCTCTTTCTGCTCGTAGTACTTGGTGCGCAGTTCTTCGGTAGCAGCCATCGTTGCTGCCACGCGCTTCTCGGTCTCCGCCTGGATGGGTGCAAGCTCCGCTTTGGTCATAGTTGTGACCGGCGCTTGACTGATCGGCTGGCCCAGGCGCTCACGAATTACCGTGGTCTCAAGCGCATCCGCAAACCGATCAAAGAACGACATGCTGATGCCGCCGCTAGGCAGGCGGCCACCGAGCTTGTCCACCGTGTCTTGTCGCATATCCTTGGGCAGCTTTGCCCAGATAGCACGCGCAGTTCTGCGCCGTTCTTCAACCGTGACTGGCGCAGTGTTGATAGCCTGCTCAAGTCCGTACAGTTGCTCACGAAGCCTGTTGAGTTCTTGGTTCTGCTTCTTGGTGCGCGGTGCCGCAAGCTTCTCTACGATCTCTTGGCGCAACCGATACGCAATGCCTTCAAGCGGAGTGCGCATCAGCCGCTCGGGCGTAGCACTCTTACCGCGTTTCTGAGGCCGAATCGCAGTGGACTTGAACCCTTGCTCAACCGCCATCTCAAAAGCTTGACGGTTGTTCTTGATGACGGCGTCGAGTTTGTTAGCGTCTTTGGTTGCTTGCGGCACCTCGCCTGTTTCGGCGATTGTGCGTTGTACACCAAAGATTTCCTTGGCGGCTTTACGCCGTCCTGCTCGGGTGGTTTCTTCCTTACCTGCTTCGCGTGCTTCTGCTTCTTCCCGCGCATCTTGTGCAGCCTGGGCTTGTTCAGACTCCGCGTAGTATTCCGTACCAAATGTGCTTTCGCCTTTTAGACGCCCGATTTGTGCACGCAAACCGGCGATCTTCTCGGCAAGCGCCTCGCGCTGTTTCTTAGATCCGCGTTTCTTGAGTTTAGTCTGCGCTTTCAGTGCCCCTTCAAGCTGCGCTTGCAACTCAGGGATCGACAAGCCGCTGCGCTGCTTTTCAACTTCAGCGCGACGTTCGGCAGCGGTAATGGCAGGGGTTGCCGCAGGCGCAGTAGCTTGCCGCTCCAGCGCGGCTTGCTTGTCTTTGAACCGCTGCACGCTAACGTCAAAGCGATCTTGCGCACCCTTCATCCACTGCTCAAGCGCAGATCCAGGGCTCTTGCGTGTGAACGGAACCGACTCTGCTTTCTTGCGCTCCGCAAAAGTCTTTTGTGCAGCTTCGAGATTTGCTACTGCGTCCTTGTACTGCGCACTCAGTGCAGCCAATTCCTGACCAGCAAGATCCGCACCCTCACGCCGCTCCATACGCGACACCAGCGCGTTGATGTCGCCGGTAATGCGGTCCACTTCACGCTTGGCTACCGCAACTTCCGTGTCCAGCAACTGCCGATGCAGCCCATCAATCTGGAGCTGAATGCGGTCGTATTCAGCCTGTGCCAGTTCAAGGCGGCGCTGCGTGTAGTCGCGGATTTCTGCCGGGGTCAACTGCCCAGCGCCGTACATGGGGCGACGCAGCGCGGCTTCGTGAGCGGCAAGCTTGCGATACCACTCCTTTGCCATCAGTTCGGCTTCAGGCAGCAACCGCCCCTGCGCCTCGCGGCGAGACAGGTACTTCTCAAGCGTAGCCATGTGCGCCTGCACCTGCTCGATGTCAGATGCCCAGCCCTCGCCTTGCTTGGCGGCACTGACTGCTTGATTCAGTGCATCTTGTACGGGACCAACGTCCGCGTCGGTCTTTTCTGCCGCTGCACGACGGAAGACAAACTGTGCAGGAGAGTACTTTGTAGGGGCTTGTGACGTGCGTACTTGCGCACCGCGCCTACCGATCAGCGCCTGCAACTCGACAATTTTCTGCAGCAACACCATCGCACGCGGAGGCGTACGCACCTCAACGGCAGGCGTCTCTTTCTCAGCAGCAAGTCGGGCCTCAATCGCATCGACCGTGTTGTTCGCTGCGCGGCTGGTGGCCTCGGCGTTGCGTTGAGCAATCAGCGCGTCATCGGCAGCGGCACGAAGGGCTTCCTGTTCCTTCTCCTTGAACTCCGTTTCTGCCCCGCGCTTTGCCGCCTGTGCCTGGGTCAAACGGGTCTTAGCTGCAGCAAACGTACCTTCAGGCGCAATGCCAAGGTCCTTGCCAAACTTCTCTGCAAGACGCTGCGCCTGATCCATGATGGCAGACTTGCCGCGCATGCCTGCCATCGCCCTGCCAACCTCACTGCGTGCTGCCGCACGGCGCTCTCCTGCCGTTTGCAACTCGGCTTGTGCACGCTCCGTGGCTGCAGCAAACAAATCACCCGTAGCCTGATCCTGCGGAACGGCCTGCGCCTTGGCGGCGTCCACTTCTTCCTGGGTGGCGGGCGCACTGATGTTGTCGATGCGCTGACGCAGCGCGTCAAAGATCTGCTTCTTGCCCCGGTCTGAAGTCTCTGGTGTGTACTGCTGGTCTGCAGCCTCGTTCAGTTCTGCAAGCTCCCGAGCCCGCATATCCTCGACAAGCGCTTGTTCTTCGGGCGTGGCCTTGTACTCAGCCATCTTGCGCGGCTTGTTGTACCGCACCTCGGTGCCTTCAACCGTGGGTTCGTACCCAGTGAACGCACGCTCGCCAAGCACAAGCTCACGCCGCGCTTCACGCGGACCCTTGGCAACAACCCGGGGCTTAGCTGCGCCACCACCCACCGTGTAGAAGTCCACAAGGTTCTGCAGCGTACGGTTAAGCTGCGCTGCCTGGGGCGTCAGCCCTTGCTGCGTGGACAAGCTCCTGTATGCCTTGTACAGGTTGTTCAGTTCCCCAACACGCTCGGGCTCAGACCTGAACGCAGACGCGTAACCCAGCAGACGACCTGCACGGTCGCCGCCCTCAATCTGACGTATGCGGGCGTTGATACGCTGAAGCTGCTGCGCAATCGCTTCCTGCCGCTTCTTCTCATCGACCTTGGCTTTGCCCTTGGCCTGTTGCAGATCCGCGTTGAGCTTGGCTCTGAACTCGTTCTGCAGGTCCGCATCACTCTTGTCCAGCGGCACAAGCCCTGACGCATCGCGCTGCAGTCGAATCTCTTGGATGGCCGCAGCAATCGCCTCGTTACGCGAAGCTTGCGCCTGCTCCAGCATCGGGGTCATGCGCCGCTTAGCTGCCTCTGCCATCTCCGGCGTACGGGCAACTTCCGACAACCCCTGGGGAGTACCCATGTACTGGGTCAGCTTTTCGTACTGGGCAAGCTCAGATGCGTTCTCCGACACCTTGGCAATAGCCGTCTTGCGCGTGTCGGCCAGACGCTGGATACGGGACTCCAGTTCCTCCGCCGAAGCAGGCGCTGCACCAGCGACTTCAGTAAGCGCTTTGTCAAGCTGTGCTTCGGTTTCAGGAGACAGTACCGGGGCCGGAGCCTGCCCCACCAGAGGTGCAGGAGCAAACGATTCGTACTCTTTACGGGCAGCAAGAAGCTGCTGCAGCGCACGGGGGCCATCGGGCGTACCCTTGGCTTTCAGGTACGTGTCTGCAGCAGCGCGGTAGCGTTGGCGTGCCGTCTCAAGCGCCTTGATCTGTTCTTCCCGCTCCGGGGAAATGACCGCCTCTTCCTTGCGGACAGGCGCAACCGCCATCGCCTCTTCTTCACGCAGACGCTCTTCCGCTTCAATGGACTGTTTCCAAGGCGCAAACGTGTCTGCGGTTTCACCGGGTCCGTACAGATCGGGCCGCGTTTTTTCAAGTGCTGCTGCTTCTTGTTGCTCTTGTGTGCTTAGTAACTCTGACAGCTTTTTATACAGCGAAGTGTTCTGCTTAGCTGTCAGGTTGGGGATGTTGGGTTTTGTGTTTACAAGTTGCCGCGCTATTACGGGGTCTTGTAGCAGATACTGTGCGTAAATATCTGCTTGCTCTTTTGGCTCTGCACTGTCAGCCAGCGCTTGCTCGTTTGCCAGCGCAATACGCTGCTTTGCATAAGCAAGCGTCGGGGCAGTTGGCTTGATTGCCGGGAAAATTTCATCGTCTTCAACCGTGGTACGCGCACGTTCTCCAGGCGCAATACCTTTGATTGGCGCAGTCTCGGTCTGCTCCATCTGGTACTCCAGTGGGCTCATCCCGGCAACGCGTTGCTGCTCCTTCAACTGAGCAATCTCTGCCTTGCGTGGCACGTACTCAGCAGCCAAGGGCTGCAGCACATCCTTGAGGTGCGCGTTGCGGGCATCGACGGCTTGCCTGTAGGCCATCTGCTCTTCGGGTAGTGCGTCTTTGGCGGGGCGCTTGGGCACCGCCGCCTGCAACTCCTTCATGCGCTGCACTGCCGCTTGGTAGTCAGCGTCAAGCTTGAGCGCGTAGCCCGGGTCTTTCTTCTTTTCTGCCTCTGCCTTCGCTGCGGCTGCACGCTCCTCAGCAGCTTTCGCTTGCTCTTCTACTGCCAGCTTCCTGCGGGCAGCACCGGGCTCAGTCACGCGTGTGGCTGCACCGATGGTCGGGCCGACCAGACCGGCAAGGTAGGCGTTCTCGCCATACTCACTGAGCGCCTCAGGAGACAGCACGTCCAGCCCCGCTTGGCGGCGCTCGATAACCGCCTGCGCCACCTCGACTGGGATCTCAGCCAAGCCTACGGCAGCACCACGCCCCGCAGCACCCAGACGCGACCGTCCAGCAGCCTTGACAAGCTCTTCACGCGCCTTGGCTGTAGTCAGCGCCGCATCATCGGTGACCCCCAGAATACCCTTGACCACGCGTTTGCCCAAGACCAGCGCCGTGCCTGCGGCCTCGATACCGGCTTGACCTGCGGCGGCAGCAGCGGCAGCGCCACGGTCGATCTTGACCTGCTCACCACGCTCCATCTGCTCGGCAGCTTGGCGCTCGACGTTGGAGCCAAAAAACTGCGGCAGCAGCGTAGCGCCTGCACCCAGGATGCCGCCCGCAATCGTCCCCACGCCCGGAGCAACGGCAGTACCAGCCATCGCACCCAGCTTGGCACCACCGGCCATCGCAGCAAGCTGTGCACCCTGCCCAGCGACCGCCCGGGGGATCTGCGACAACAACTCGCCTGCGGCAGGCAACAGCCCCCGCTCCTCGTAGGCTTTGCGCAGTGCAGCAAAGGACGGGCCTTCACCGGCTTCAGCAGCTATCTGCTGACTGCGCTCAACACCGGCCCTGGCTGATTCCTCAGGCGTAGCCAGTGCACCGATACCCGTGCGACTTGTGGAGAAAAGCTGCTTGCCTCCCCGAACAAGCTCACTGCCGATGGTGGATTCTTTGGGTGCTGGGGCTTGTTGCTTCTGTTGTCGGTGCGTGTAGTTTGCCCACTGCCACGCGGTGGTCTCATCAGGAGCGTTTACTTCGTACGTCTTACCTTCGACCGTTACGTCATACGTGGGCATTGCGACTCCTTACTGACCGGGCTTCAGTTTAACGGCTCCAGGGGGCGGAACACTACCGGGCGCGGACGAACTTGCGGCGCTCATCACCATCACGAAGTCGTTAAAGTCAGGGAACTTTTGCTGCAACATGAAGTTTTTGCTCCACTGCTCCATAAGCTCTTGACGCGTCTTAGGCGCTTGCTTAATACCCTGCACTTCTGAGAACAGCTTGCGATTCTCAGGATCGCGCAGCCACTCCATCAAGCGTACTTCTGCGGGAGTGCGGTCAACTTCACGCTGTACTTCACGGTTTGCTTTACCTTCAGCCGCACGAGCATCAATTTCCATCTGCGTACGTTGCGTAGCTCCGTATTGGGCCATCGCAGAGTCATATGCTTTACCTGCGATGTCTGCACGCTTTACGCCCAAGTCAATGCTGCCTTGTATAGCAAACTTACGGGAGGCAGCGAATGCATCAGAAGCACGCTGTTCAGCCGCAAGCATCGCCTTCGCATCATCTCTGGCTTCTGCACGGCGGGCTTCTTCGATGCTTGCAAACGCCTTTTGGCGTTCCTTAGCAGCCTTACTGAAATCTTTGAGCGCTTCTTGGTACTGTTTGGTACCCACCATTGCGCCTTGGGCGATGTTCTGAAGCGCATTAGGAGAACCGCCCGCCATCATGGCAAGACCCGCGTTGATGATTGCAAAAGCCTTTGACTGCTCTATTTCCTTTGCGGAACCAGCTTCTTCTTTTTTGAGTAGCGCTTCCAGGCCTGCGCCTGCCTTGTCGTCGCGCTTAAGCAAGGTCTTTGCACGCGCAAGATCTGCAGCTATGCGTGCATCTTCGGCGGCTTGGTTTTCAGAAAGTCGCCGGTCAAGGCCTTCACTGTCTAAGAACTGCGCTGCCGTCTCTTTTGCCCCTGCTACCGTGGGCTGTGCCATTACCGGTGCAGTCGGTGCTGCCGCTACGGGCCCTGGCCCTGCTTGTGGGCGTTTCCCTGGCCCTGGCCCTGGCCCTGGTCCAGGCTGTGGCGCAGCCGCAGGGGCCATAGACGGGCCCACATCGATATCTGCTACCCCTGTCTTGCCTTGGCGTGTAGCAACGGGGGCGGCAGCAGCCGCGAGAGCGGACGGAGCAGCGGCAGAAGTCGCAAGAGCAGGCGAAGAAGATTCTCCGCGCAAACGCGCTACTAGCGCGTCCAGCAGCGGACGTTCAACAAGCGATGTGCTCCCTGATGCCTGACGCAGCCGCGCCCTGCGAATGCGTTCCATGACGGGAAGACTGGGGTCGTCTTGCATGTCTTCAGTCACGCTGCCCGTCGCCCCGTTATACCGAGCCACGCCGCCCTCGGCCATGCCAACAACTTCTTCCTCGTCGGGGTACCCAGCGATGCCGCCGTCAGCCATCCTAGCCATGCCGGTTTTGAGCGTAGGCAGTCCTGCAAGACGCGGATCTTGCGGTGGCATATTGATCTGCGGTCCGCGTTGCGGCGGCATCGGCCCGCCTTGCGGCATCGGCCCACCTTGCGGCATCGGCCCGCCTTGGCCTTGTGGGGGCATCGGCATCTGCGGCATCTGGCCTATTGAAGCCACTGCTTGGTCTACGACCTTGGGCGGTTCCCCACCCATCGCCCGCGCTTGTGCCGCCATGCGCATCTGTTTACGCGCAGTGTCTTCTTGTATGGCTAGCGGCAACAAGAAGGGGTCGTTCTTGTGCATTGCAGCGAACTGCTGCAATTGCGGATCGGGCAACTGCCGCAGCGTGGAAAGGATACTTGCTATGTTTCCGAATTCCATGACTTAACCCATTCTGCTGATAGCCAGTTCTGCCAACCCGGCGGGACGACTGTTTACTGCGCCACCTTTGGCGAACAGCTTACCAAAGCCTGCTGCTGCTGTGCCCAAACCCACCAACTGAGAGCCCATAGAAGGTGGTTGCTGGTACATCGTAGTCGCGCTCTGCGACATCGGCAAGCCGCGCAGCATGTCGGACATGAAGCCCAACTGCTTGTACGGCTGATTCTGCGCATTCAAGAAGTCTTGGTACTGCCCGCCAAGGATGTTCTGCGCTTGCTGTTGTTGCTGAACGCCGTACTGGCTCATCAACTGGTTCATACCCATGTTCTGGCCGAACTGCTGCTGCCCGATCTGCCCAAGCTGCCCTGCACCTTGCATGGCAGTCTGCAACCCTTGGAGCCCCAAGCCTGCGCCAAACTGCCCAGACTGCTCGTTAAGCTGCTGCGCAGCTTGCCCGTACTGAGCGCCTAGCCCTGCGCCCTGCATAAGCTGACCGTAACCAAACTGCCGGGACTGCTCAGCCATCTGCTGCGCGTTCATCCCTGCTTGCTGGTTCGCCATCTGCGCCTGCAGACTCTGCCCTGAACCTAGCTGCTGCACGCCCAACATTGCGGACAAGTTCTGCTGCCCGGTATTGAACCCCATCTGCTGGTTCGCCAGCGCCGCCTGCAGTGCCTGTTGCGCCGTCAGCCCCTGCGCCTGGAGGTTGTTGGCCGCGTTCTGCACCGCTGCCTGCTGCGAAGCGCTCAAGTTTGCCAGCGTTGTCTGCAACCCTGTCTGCGTGCCTAGTTGCTGAGTGCCCAGTGCTGACTGCAGGTTCTGCTGGCCCACGGTGAGACCTGCTTGCTGATTGGCAAGTGCAGCCTGCAGTGCCTGCTGAGCAGTCATGCCACTAGCTTGCAACTGCGCCGCTTGGTTCTGAACTGCTGTCTGCTGCGCAGCGTTGAGATTCGCCATGCCCGCTTGCAGACCTGTCTGCGCACCCAACTGTTGCGTACCAAGCTGGGACTGCAAGTTTTGCTGCCCTACAGTGAGACCTGCTTGCTGGTTTGCTTGCTGCGCAGCCAACCGAGCCTGTTGCTCTGCGTTGAACTGTTGCTGGGCCTGCTGGTAAGCAGACTGCGTACCCCGCGTCTGGATGTCTCCCTGCTGCATCGCAAGGTTGCGTGCCGCTTCTGCGTTCTCGATGGCCTGCCGCGCACCACCAAACGCCCCGGCCTGGGCAAACTTAGCCCCTCGGGAAGTAGATGCAATGTCCGCCTGTCTTTGTGCTTCGCGCTTCTCGATGTCCACCACATTCTGCATGTAGGGCGACATGTAGGCCGACGCAGACCCGGGCTGCGCAAAAGACTGCGTGAAGACACGTTCCGCAGGCCCCATCTGATAGGCTCGAAGATCCGGCGCGTACTGCATCTGTGCTGCAGTAGCCGTTGGTGCCGTGACGGTGCTCCCCCTAACCTCCTGGGCAGGACCCATCTGATAGGCTCGAAGATCCGGCGCGTACTGTGCTTGCGCAGCGTTGATGGTCGGTGACTGCACCGCCATCGAGCGCACGCGCTCAGGGTCGCCCATCTGGTAGTACTTGAGGTCAGACGAGTCCACGCCTGGAGCGGTGAACTGTGACGGCTGATACGCGGTAGGCGCAGCAAACTGGTTCGTAGCCTTCCCAGGCGTGTAACCGTAGTTCAGTGCGCGAAGACCTGCAAGACCGGCGAGAGACGCTGCGTCCTCCATCGCCTTGGGCTGTCCCATCTGCTCTGCTTGAGCAAAAGCCTTCTGTTGCAGTGGACTGAACTGCGCGAAGCGATCGCCCTGGTACTGCTGGTACGGCTGAAAAGACTCCGGGATAGGCAGACCTGCCGCATCACGGGCGATGCCGTCTGGCTTCGACGGATCGGCCTTGTACTTATACATTGTCCCCGCTACGTCGCCCAGCAACTGCTCGACATACGGACGTGCATAGTCAGGGATTGTGGTCTGCGTCTGCCTGATTTCTTGGATCTGTGGTTCAGCCATGATCGGTCCTTAAGCTGGGAGGAGGCGCTCGGTTCGCGTATTGACTGCGACCTTTTTCTTGCCAGTGGTTTTGCGACGTGCGCGTTGCACTCGGTCCATCATTGCATACAGCTTGCGTGCTCCAGCCTCGGTCGAGCCGTTGCCAAGCTCCGAGACGATGCGGGCAGGGACCACGAACTCACCATCGGCAAGGCGTGCGGGTTGACGATTCCCAATGGTTGCCGGGATGCTGTCGGAGACGCCATCACCCGGGCCGCGCAAGAGCCTGCCGCCGTCAGAGTAGGAGCCGAGGTTGTACTGGCCTCCGGTAGCACCGCCCATAGCAAGGTGCATCAGGCCTCCGGCTTTTGCAGTTTCGCCCCCACCAAACCCACCACCGCCACCGCCATCGCCGGCATCACCAAGGCCACCAATACCCTCACCGCCACCATCCGTACTCGGGTTGGAGCTTGCTGCTTCCTCCAGCACCCACCCTTCACCCGGAGGCTTGAACCCTGCCGGGGCGTAATATCTATGTCCGGTTTGCGTATTGACCCAAGTTTGTATGCCGGAAGCCGTTCCGGTAGTGCCTGTGGTGCCTGTGGCCGAAGGCCGTTTGATGGGCTTGAAAGCATTGGGAGCAGTTGCGCCCACGGCTTCTACATATGGCTTCCACAACGGAGCGCCCCCAGGCATGGTCTGGTTCGTGGGATACGCGCCCTGGCCCATGAGGTAGTCGTACGCGGACTTTGAAGCGCCTGTATTGGACACGTTGTAATTGAAGGTGGGCGGAGCGTAGCGGTTGCCCACTTCCCTGTACACGTCTTGCGCGGTCTCGGTGCCACGAGAAACGCTGCCAGCGGTGCCCAATCCAGGCTGCGTGAGTGGGGCAAACGACGTCTTGTCCCCATACGTCTTGTCGTCGCCTACATAGCCGTCAAACTTGTTGGTGCTGGTGATTGTCGGCGCACGGCCTGTGGGTGCCGTCTTTTCGTACTCTTCCAGCGCTTTCTTCGTGTCTATTGCGCCCGTTACAGTGCCGCCTGTGATGGTGCCCGAAGGCACGCGCGTGATCTGCTCTGCGGGGGGCAATTGGAAGGTCGGAGTAGTTGATGTGGTGTTTGTTGTCACCCCACCACCTGTGACGGTGCCGGTGCCGGAATCTTGCACTGCTTGCCCGGTCCTGGGCAACACAAAGGCGGATTCTGTGCTTGTGCCGGGAGCAGCGGCGGTTGTGGTTGGCTGTGCTTGCGTTGTGTCTGCTCTAGGCAATGCGCCTATGCCCCCTTGAATAATCTCTTCGGGTGCGGGTGCGGCAGGAGCAACGGCTAACGGCGATGGAGCCATTTCCCACGGATTTCGCACTCCTGCAACCATCCGGTTGTAGAGAATTTGATTGGGGTCAACTGCGCTTTTATCCGCCCTGTTTGGATCAGAGTACTTGTAGTACATCTTGTCGCGGAACTCAGGGTCTAGTGCTTCCAGCATTCCGGCTTGATTAGGCGCGTACGGATCAAAACCCAATGCTCGCATTCTGGCAAGCGTATCTGCTGCACTATTAGCATCGGTTAATGCGGTTCCAACATACTGGTTAAGAAGCGTATTAAGGTCTTGCTCGCCTGCCATGCCTCCGCCCATTGGCTTTTCTATTGTCAGTGCGTTCAAATACCGTGACACAGCGTCTGTCGGACTACTTGCATCTTGTATTGCGTGGTGGTAGTGCCCGCCTAATCCTGTGAAAGAGCCGCCAAAAACAGACTGCAACCCTCGCGCAGCCAAGTCTTTTTGGCCTTGCAGATTTGCCGCCAGATCCCTACTAAAAGTGGGGCTTAATACGCTGTTGGGATTAACGCGCATTTGCTCAAACTCTGCAGGAGACATCTGCGATGCTAGATAACGCTCGAACTCAGCACGCCGAGAATCCCCTGGAGCGGGGATGTCTCCTGTCCAGCCACCTCCGGCCAAAGCCACGATGCCACCAGCCGCACCGCCTGGAGGCGGTCCGTAGTTGATTTGGTTTGCAGCGATAGGGTCTAGTGTTGTAAATGATCCCGGAGCTTGCCCAAAGCTGCTCATGTCAATAACGCGGGGGCGGATGTAGCCGGTTTCTCCTGGTTTGCTTTCTCTAGGGGTGACTGTGGGCACCATCGCGTCTGCCGCGATGGGTGCTGCGGCCATAGCAGCAAGTACCTTAGGCGAGAAGCTACCTGCAGGCAGGCCAGCAGACAGCGCTTTCAGCCCGCCCGGAGCAAACACCTCTTTACCGCCTGCGACAAGCTTGTCCAGAAAGCCGGAACCAGACACTGCGTTTTTCATGACTGCAGCCCGAGCGGCCTCTTCAGTCATACCCTGTTCCATGATGTTGCGAGCAATCGCTTCTCTGCCTGCTTCAGAGGCCGCTGCGCTAGCGCCAATAGCCCCTTCGCCCGCACCCATGAAGCCCGCACCAAGGCTTGACCCGCCATAAGCGCCCAGGCCCGCCATCAGACCTTTCTGCAAACTGCCTGTAGCCAGCGCAGTCACACCACCAACGGTGGCTGCAGCGCCCAGCGAGGACATCAAACCAAACCCGGCAGGGCCAAGCGCAAAGCCTGCCACCATCGGCAGGATCTTCTTCAGGAAGTTCGCCTCGGGCAGACCCGTTTCGGGATTGATGGTCAGCCGCCCACCATGCGCCAGAGCCAGGGCGTGCAGCCCGTGGACCTCGCCGGGGGTCATGTGGACCAGCATGGAGTCGCCGTTGCGACCCTTGGTGGCAAGGTGGTGAGCAAGAACGTCAAGGCTCATGGTTTACCCTATCACTGCGTCAAATCGTAGAAGGTCAAAGACCCGATGGCCGCACCGGAAGAGCCCGACAGCACCCGGATGCCCAGCGTATAGATATCACTCGTCCCCGTCAAGGAGGAGCCCAACTGAAGATCCCAGTTGTACGCCGCAGGCTGATTGATCGTCCCGCTGGACTGGTTGGTGGACTTCACGTACTGCAGGTCTACGATAGTGCCTACCGTCATGGCCGTGGCAGAAGTGTCCTGCTCCACATTGGCATCGCTTGAGACCGCAGCCCAAGAGGCCCCAGTCAGCCCTGTGCTGTTCTTTGCCAGAATAACCTCAAAATCGTCCCCCGTCGAGGTCGGCATCACGTTAAATTTTACGGGCAGCACCACTGCGTTCAGCGCGGTGGAAGCCAGCCGGATGGACACCAGAGGAAGAAATGTCGTGCCAATTGAAGTCTTGGTCGTTGTCCTGCGAGCCACGTGCTCGATGGATGTCTGCTCGTAGCCGCCTTCTGAAACCACCGAGGAGCAAATTTGCTTCAAGGACGAAGCGCTTGCAGTTGCTGCGGTGTTGGTAATCTCATACCTGACCGGCAAAATTGCCGTGGTCATGTAAACAGAAGTGATGTCGTTTGCATTCTCAAACGTGTGGCAGACAATGTACTGACCGTCAATGATGAACCCGCATCGAACAGACCCGACACCAAGCCATTCAAAGTCCATCCACAAAATTTGTGCTTTGGTCAGGTCAAGGGTAAACCCGGAGTCTCCCGTGCCGTCAAGTTTGTCGCCGTTCCAGTTGTTTTGCGTCACGATCCGCGCATCACTGACAGATCCTGAGATGTAAGACCGCAGGACGAATGAAACAGTACTGTCGTTCTGTTGGATAAACACGCCGTTCTGGGTCCCAAAGTACCCCACCCGCTGGCGAAGCCCCGTCTTGGCGGTGTTCATCACGAACGTAGCCAAACACAACAAACCCTTGCCGGGTTGGTACGGCATGCACCTGTAAGACTGCCTTACAACTTCAGAACCACTGGAGGTAGTGACATCCATCCGTACCGATGATTCGTTGGGCAGGTACGTGGTTGACCCCCCAGTGGCTGTGCTGGTGTCAAACTGATTGTCAATAGCGTAGCGGTTCTGAGAGTCAAACAGCGTGTAAGGAGCGCTGGTTCTTAGCCGACCAAAGGCATCGACGTTGGTCCCGCCGATGGAGACTGGAACGGTTGCAGATGTGCTCACAAGTTGCCCCAGAAGTTGGTCTAGTTGGTTGAAGTACAGGCGCAGGACGCTGTTAAATTTGTCGAAGTACTTCTGGTCGTACTCTTGCGATGCCTGTGGAAGAGCCGGTGCAACGAAGCGCTTGATGACGTTGTAGATCAGCGGCATAGTCAGCTTTTACGGCCATCAGGCTTGAGATCGATTCTAGGAGAACCAAGCTGCCACATCACACCTACACCGTCGGATTCAATCTTCATCGCCATCTGACGACCACGAACTCGGATGTTTACCTGCCCCGTGAACTGCTCAACTGGAACCACGGCTGAGCGCGTGATGGCCCCGTTGTCTGAGCCGCCGAGGGACGCCGGGTTGTTGTAGCCTGAACCTGAGTTCTGCAGGGGCAGGAGCGTCAGCGTGGCTGTGGGTGAGCCCGCCGTAGAGCCTCGGAAGGTGATGTCAGGCAGCACCCGCCAGACAAACGAGAAGTTGTGCCCGTCGTCAATGTCGAACTCAGACGATGTGATGTAGGACTCAATAGCCGCCGCAATACCTGTGGAGTTGTCATCCACACCGGACTCTTGGTACAGGAGTTGGTTACCGTAGGCTGCGATGGGGAAGTCGCTGATGATGCTGGCATCAATCCAAGTGGTGCGGTCCATCGTGCCGTAGTACCAGATCTTTTCCAAGTAGTTGTACACCACGTATTTGTCAGGAGAAGCGGTGTTGTTGTCTGCCGAGCAGTAGAACCACCAGACCTCGTTGAAGCGCTCTACCGTTGAACAAAAGACCTGCTCGGCTTGGTTGAGGTTGAAGTCACTGAACACATACTGCCGCAGATCGCAGGGGAGTGTCTGCACACGACCGTCGTAGACGTAGAACTTCTCTTCACCCATCCAGTAGGTCACACCGCCTGCGGTGATCATGGCCCGGTCGCTGATGAGCGACACGTTGTCGGCCAGCATCTGAGAACCCCACACGATAGGCGGGCCAAGGTACTGCAACGAGTACAGAGCGATGTCTGTCCAGATCAAAATTTCTTGGCGAACCTGGGCAACGCCTACGATTTCTGAACCGTGTGAAAGCGTCAAACTACCCGCTTGGTTTGTCGCGGCAGGCGTCCAACTGACCGCGCTTTCCTGATCAGACCAGCGGATCAGCATTAAATTTTGATCAGCGGTGCCGTAGTCGTTGCACCCGAAGGCCAGCACAAAACGCGAGGCGTCCGAGACCATCATGAGGCGCTGCACCGTCGGGACGTCCGACGCGCCGGTAAGTGAGGTCAGATTGACACCACGGGTGGAAAGACCGGAAGAATTGTCCCAGTAGTACATCGGCCCGTCCTTGGGGCCAAAGATCAGATCCTCACCAAAATTCTGCTGGTTCCACACCCGCAGGGACTCAAGTGATGTGCTCCCGATACCCCACGTGCCACCACCCCAAGGCCCCGCGCCCCATCCAGACAGAGGTGTTTGAATAGATGGACCTACGTTGACTTGGTAAGCGCCGACTACGGAGGCTCCACCATTACCTGAGTCTGACGCATTGGCTGTAGCAGTGGCGGTGAACGTGTACGTGTTAACCGTCAGTACAGTGATTTGGTATTCTTGGTTTAGGACCGTAGCTGTGATGTTGCCGCCTAAAGATACTGCGCCGCTAAAAGTAACGTAGTCTCCAGTTATTGCTCCGTGAGCGGTGTCCGTTGCAGTAATTGTTGAAGAACCGTTTGTAGCAGCAAATGTGATTGCTCCTGCAGGTGTAGTCTCTCTTATCGGCGTGATGTCAAAATACGCACCACCATACATGATGTAGAACTTCTCGTTCGTACCCATGCCCAGCAGAGAAGACCAAGGCCACAGCGAACGTGCTGTACCTTCAAATGTGTTTACGTTAGATACCTGACTCCAGCCACCAATTTTCTCTGGTGTGCCGTAACGAAAGCGTACTTTGTCGCACTCAAACCACCCACCCTCCGTGGTGTAGCGGGTATTTTCTCTATTAACACCGGGCTTTAGCTGTATCTTTTTGAGTGGCATATTTACCCCAGCAAAGCGATTTCTGCGGCTCTGCGTTTCACCAGACCGGGCAATATTTTGCCGCCACCGCGAACCCACAGGGCCAGTTGCTCTTTGGCACCTTCCCAGTCAAGCGCACGGAGTTTGCGCCGCAGGGTGGAGGTCTGGAGTCTACCTGACCCCAGGTTGTAGGTGAAGTCTGCAATGGCGCAGAAGGCCCGCCAGTTCCCGTTGGTCACGCTCCAAGCAAAAAGCTCAGGACACTGCCTGATCACCGCCGAAGCGCAGACCCGCTGAAGCTCGTCCATGAGCCAAGCGTCTGCAATGTCGCGGGTAATCGGCGGGTCATCCATCGTGACCTTTTTGCCTGAAGGCTTGTAGACCGTTCCCCAACCGATGGTAGGGTAGCCTGCGGGGCAGATGTAGGGGTAGATCAGCCCGTCCTTGCCGAGCCGGTGCAGCCCCTCAAACTGCTTGCACAGCGCGACCGCTACGTCAAGGTTCACGCAAGCCCTCTCTTTTCTAACGTGCGGTTCATGAAGTAGTAGTTGATCGTACCCGCCACCAATGCTGCGAAGTCAGGCGACATGGCGGTCTTGAACACTTCCACTGGCGGCATGCCTTGCAGCCAAGCGTTCCAGGCAAACCAGATGTGCACGAACGACCAGATGAACAGAATCCAGTAGGTGACCACCGGGCGTACCGAAGCGCTGAGCGAAGCAACCCAGCCGCCTGCGGCCTTGACCATCTCGGTCTGCTGATCCAGCGCGCTCTTGAACGCATCCAACACGCCGACATCTACGGCCATGCCGTGCTGAGCGCCGATCTCCTGCAACTTCTGCGCCCCGCGCATCTGCTCCAGTTGGCACTGCTGCTCAAACATCTTGAGTTCGTGCAGGCGTTCGTTCTTGCGATCCAAGAACTTCAGCACCTCCGGGGCGAGGCGGAACAAGCCCCCAAAAATTGAGCCCAGCAGGCCCCCGCCGAGGATGTCGAGCATGATGTCAGTCGCTCAGACCAGCGGACTCGGGCGTCGGAGCAGGTACAGGCACCTGCGGCATGGCTTGCGCTTGGATCTCCTGCACCAGCGGGAAGACTTCCGCGTAGGGGCGCGTACCGAGGTACTGCAGGATGCCGTTGACGAGGCCCAGTGTCAAGGAGATGGGGGTATCGGTTTTCATCAGTTGCTCCAAGGAGTTCCAGAGGCGGTTGTGGGATTGACTTGGGCATCGATCTGCCCTTGCACTGCGGCCTCATACGCAGCGACTTGGTTGGCGCCCATCTGGTCCTTGACCCAGCCGATAACAATTTCTTCGGTCAGGTCTTCGTAAGGGATGAAGTCGGGGGCGTCGTGATCCTTGTGCGGCAACGAGATCGTGCCGTAGACGCTGCCAGAAGCAGTGCCGTCGGTCTTTGAAACACGCCAGTGGGCGGTGGTTACGCAGCACTCGGGAAGAGTGTGGTCGAGGGAAGAGATGGTCCAGTTCATGGTTGGATCCTTATGCCAAAGTAATGTTTGCCACGCGAGTTGTCCCGTCCGTTCCGCGAACAGATATGCGCAAGTTTGTGTTGCTGGTGAGCGTAAACACCATCTGCTGGTTGCTGGTAAGCGTAGGTGCCGCTGTCTGCACTATTGGTATGAAATCACCCACGCTCGTGATGCGGGCAGCTTCGGTGGTAGGGTTGCGATAGAACGTGAGTGGCCCGCCAGTGTTGTTCAACAACCGCGCTTCGCCGTTGCTATTGCTGTTTCTAAATTGAAGAAGATTTGGGCCAGCAGAAGTTGCTGTGTTGAGCGTCAAACCATAATCAGAACCAGTGTGGTCTACAGCCAGTCGGCTGTTAGTGCTACCGGGATCAGTTGTCGTCCCCACCAGCAGGTTACCCCCGCTCGTGATGCGGGCGCGTTCGGTGTTGTTTTGGTAAAAAAGTAAAGAAGTGTTTTCGGCTGAACCAAGAAATGTGCCGGTGCTATCTGCATAAAAAAAGGCAGATGAGGTTCCTGCGCCTGTACCCCGATAAATGCGAAAACCACCACCATTAGTACTGTAAGCTCCTAGCGTTGCGTACCCCGTACCAAGCCCTGCAACGCTTCCTTCTGTACCAACAGTAAAAATACCGTTTACGTTTGCAGAAAGACGCGCAAGCTCAGTACCTCCAATGTTGAGGTTGATTGCAGTGCTAGTGGCGCTTGACAAAGACAAAGCGGCTGTTGATGCGACAGAAGCAACACCAAGCGAAGTCCCATTAAACGTCAGCGCACTCCCGCTCGTCAGCATCTTGCTGCCGTTGAGGTAGGTCACGCCGTTGGCGGTGCCTGCGGAAAGCGTCGGATTCCCTCCGAGCGTCAACGCCGTACCGTCAAACGTCAGGTTCGCAGAGCCCACCAGCACCTTGGAAGCGTTCAGGTACTGGACCTGATTGGCTGTGCCCGCAGACAGCGTCGGGTTGGCTGCAAATGTTGCCGTGCCCCCCACAGACAAAGCTCCGCTCAGGGTCAGTGCCCCGGCAGAGTTGAACGTTTCAACTACATTGGTCCCATCGCAGTACAGGAACTTGTACTGGCCCGCTGGGACAGAAATACCTGTGCCCCCAGAGGTCTTCAGAGTCAGTGCAAAGCCACCCGTCGTGTCGTTCCTGAACACGTACATTTTGCTGACCGCAGGGCAGATGACGTTCTTGGCCTCACCCGGAGTGCCCGTCGCCACAATGAACATCCGGCGTGCTTCGTCCGCAGTGCCAGAATTGTTGCTCAGCGTGTACGCAACCCCCGCTCCACCCCACGTAGAGATCGACGCCGTACCTGCAACCGCAGCATCAAGCAGTTCAGTAATGCCGGTGTTTACAGTGCTGCCCCAAGTGCCACTCAACTCCCCAGTAGCAGGAAGCGTGAGACGCAGCGAGGTGGTGTATGAAGATGGCATTTTTTACCTCAAGCAAATCGAATGACTGCCGTGGTGGCAGAAGCAACCGGAAGCTGTACCGTAAAATTTGGCCCAGCAGTTTTGTCAGAACCGAAGTCCAAAACGGCAATAGCACGGTCGGCTTTGGAAGTGTTGTAGATCAACGCACCACGGGTGACAAAACTAGACCCCGGCCACGCAGGGTTATCAAACGTGCAATACGCCGTGGTACCAGAAAGAAGGACTTGAACGTTGACAAGAACCTCCCCGCCTGCGGTGTAGCCTGTGCCAGACGTTTCACCTGTGAGGGTGTAGGCCGTGGTGTCCGCACCAAGAGAAGCGGCGCTCGTGTAGAGCGCCATCTTCAAAACATCGGTATCCAGATCATGGATACCCAGCCATGACTCCTGTTTGAACGAAGAGCATAGCGTTTGTACCAGAGCCATTTAGTTCACCTGTGTTCGTACCTGCCCCGAGCGATAACTGTCCTGCCTGTCGCGCCCGTCACCCAGGTTCTTCAACAGCGCCAAGGACTGCATGTACTCTTTGTCCATCAGCGCAACGATGTCCTGCTCCTGCTTCATGAACCGGGCAGCTTCCAGCATCACTGCGTTGAACAGCACCGAGTCAAAGTTGTTGCCCAGCCATGTGGTCGATGCAGTGACGATGCTCTCCGGGTAGTAGAAGTAGTTCAGTTCAGCCGTCAGCGCAGCGTTGGGCGTGGGCCCCAACAGGAAAGACTGCACCAGCGGAGTTCCGGTCTGCGTCCCGTACAGGGCGTAGTACTGCGGCGTCCCCGTTGTAGTTGAACTCGGGAAAGCCTCCCGCATGAAGTTCACATCTTTGTTCAGCAGGTAGCTGAACGTAGTGCCCGATGTAACCCCAAAGGAAAACGCAGACAAGAAGTCTGTCGGCACTACAAGTAACGGATTACCAATGGTCAGCGTGAGGTTTGATGTCTTCCGCAAATTGGGAAGCTGCACCGAGTTGTAGATGCGCTGCTCTGCTAGCTTCGTCAGAAGCGCAAAGTCTGTCGCGGAAAACGTATTTTCCGTGCTGTCCTCAACGGCAGTCTGCAACTCGGTGTAGTTCAAGTTTCACCTCACGCCATCGGCCCACGAGACATGAAGCCGCGAGTAGCGGCACCAGATCCACGCTGCTTGATCCCGGAGGTCTTCGGCCCCGGAGCGGACTCTTTGGAGATGCTGCCCACCACCATGCACAGGTCACGCGGATTGACAGGGCCTTGCGGGTATGCCTGCTTGGCAGGCGGCAGTTTTGTGATCTTGCTCATAGCTCACCCCGTCTTCTGGTTGGCAGCGCGGGACAGATTCTTGCCCAAGCGCATACGGTCCTCAGAGGTGGGACCACCCTTCTTGAAGGCTTTCCCTCCCTTGGCAAGCTTGGTCAGCGGCTTGCCTGGGTGCATCGCACGTTCGTGCTTGTGAACATCTTTCATCATCGCTCCTTAGGTCGTGACAATTTGGACTGTACCAACATATCCCTGCCCGACCAAGCTGTTTGGCGTCAGGGGCGCATCAAAACCACTGGACCCACCTATCGGAGCCCAGCCCCACTCAATCACCCGGCTACCAATACCGATGGTGTCAATAACCGTCTGACCTGAAGAGTACCAAGTGTTCGTATCTGGACGGGGATCACGGATGGCCTGGGGGTCACTTACAGGGTACATCCCGAGTTGCAACTGAGGATGATCTGGGGTCCAGCATTGAGGACACGCTTTGATCTGTGTTTGCTTGGTTTTGACTACGAGATTCTTGAGCTTTTTGAGGTCGAAACGGAACCCACAGACATCGCAGAAACCAAATGCCTTTGCGCCGTTTGCAAAGCGATTGCTCATATCATTCGCACCCGCCCGCCTTGGCGGTACTCATTGGGCATTGGAACAGCACGAAGCATTGCTTGTGCCTTCATTTTGGCTGCTTCTTCCTGCTGGCGCTTGCGTTGCGCTATCACGCCATTTGCAACAACACCTCCATGAGCACCTCCGGTTGCATCCTGCCATTCCCTGCGGCGCCGTTCTTGTTCATCTTCCTGCGACGGTTGCTGTAGGCTGAGCAGCCCCTCCGCAGCAGGCATAAAGCCGCCCCCCGCCCCAGGCGGCGGCCACGGTGCGTCGGACGGATAGCCTTCAGGACGGGGCGGCAAAGGCTCTTGAAACCCGTACTCCCCGTATTGCGCTACGGGCTGGAACCCCGTCACGCCTTCGCCCGTAACCATGCGGTCACCGGCCAAGTTGTAAATCTCGCCCTGCGGACCCACGCTGTAGTCGTCGGGCAGGTTGTAGTTGGGTCGCTCCTCGGGCAGGAACCCCAGCAGCCGCCCCAGCGGCTCAACGCTGCTGGCAAGCTGCTCGCCCAGAGTGCGGTTGCTGTACAGCAACCGCGCCACTTCCGGACTCAGCGTTCCGCTACCCAACCCGCGAATCGCCATCTCATTCATTATCGGCTGGGTGAGCTGGCTGCCCAGCAGCGCCCGCCCCACAGCAAACAACGGCCCTGCCATTTTAAACCTCCATGATCAACTTATGAACATCTGCCTTGGGACAAAACGTACTGCACTGCGGTCTCTGTCTTCCGTCGAGGCAAGATCCCAGTCCTCATCATATTGCGCCTTTAGCACCTGCATACGCTCCATCGCACCGGGGATCTTCATGGACAGATAGTAGGCAAGGCCGGACACCAAAGCGGGGATGAACCTAAACGGTACATCTTGTGTGTACGTCCCGCCCGCACCAGCGTCTTGAATCCTGCGCAAGCGCCAGTAGACGAGCGTGTACGTCTGAGAATTGTCAGGCGTGGGCCACACGGTGAACTGCGGCGCTGCTGCTTGGCGGTTGATCCAGATTTGGATCGGCCTTGCCTGCTGCAGCTTGTTCGGGATGGACGAGTAGGTAGAAACGCTGATGCGCGTGATGGTCAGATCAGTCTGTGTGGAAACATTTCCCGCGCCCGTACGAATCACATGCTCAATCAGATCCACCGTATCGGCGGGCAGCGTGTAGGTATTGGTGCCAGCGGTCAGGACTTGTGTACCCTGCTCAATGGTCCACATGTTTATGCCGCGATTCGACCAATCTGCAAACAGCAGATTTAGGCTACGCCGTGCAGTCTTCAGGTCATAGCCCGTGCGCAACTCAGCACCACAGCGCTCAAAGGCTTCTTCAACGTACTCTGCCAAATCTAAATTAAACGTAGCGGTGCCGGATGTTGTCATGGCTTACTTTGCTGTCAGCGCAGAACGCTTGAAGGCTTTGGCAGTAGGAGCGCCGGGAGAACCCGGCTTGCGCATGGTTTCACCCGATCCAGCGGCAATCCGCTTGCGCTTGGCGTTGATGTTGGCATAGAGCCCGACCTCACCACCTTCGGCGTACTGCTTAAAGTTGGTGTTGTCACGGCGCTTCTTCAGTTCAGGTCGAATGTCACCCATGCCACGGCTCGGCCTCATACAAATTTTCCCCTAGTCTTGCCCTGCCGCTCACAGCCGCCGCCACGAACTTTGCCGCCTTTTTTGTAATCATCACTCATGCGAGGAGTGCGAGTTTCAAAAAACTCATCTTCCCTTGGTTGACGATAACGCATACGACCAGACAATTCTGGCGTGTATTCCGTTGGCTCTTTTGTGTCTTTTGCTGCTCGCGTTCCCGTTAAACGCTGCCCCGGAAATTTTGCAGTTTCTTTTGCTGCTTGCTGAGCAGATGTTTCTGCCGCTTCTTTCGCGGTCTGTTTTGCCGTGTTTTTTGCGGCATCTTTGGCAAGTTTAGAAGCTACTGCCCGAGCAATTACTGGTAATGGCATCTCAGGCTCCTCAGCACTTACCGCCGCCCATCATCTTGACTATCTTGGCGGGTTTTTTACCCTTGGACTCAATGCCGCCGCCCTTGGCGTAACCCTTGGCTTCCTTCATCTCGTGCTTGATCATGGACTTCGGAGCGCCCTTCTTCTTCATGAAGGCCACTTCCTTCTTCATCATTTCCTTGGACTCTTTCATACTGCCTCCTTCGGCATGTGCTTTGGGACCAACAAACTTCTTCGCTACGCTGGGTGAGACATCTGTCTTGCCTGCAAGTGAAGCATACATAAACCTGCGCTGTTTTTCAGACTGGACAGGCATTACTTCTTTCCTCGCCATCCGCGAACTGTTTCTGTCTCCCAGATGCGAATTGCGGTCCACACAATCGTAAAGATTGCTGCAACAGCAGGTAAAAATTCCACGAGCGTGCCAACCACTGTAACGACTGATAGGGCGTCAACAGCATGTTTTGTGCTTTCAGAAACTTCGTGTTTCATGTTAACAGTTCCACGCCCTCAGGCTTTTATTGATACGAGAGTTCGGATCTTTGGCCGTCTTCTCGCTGGTAAGTTTGGCCTTCATCCCTGACATCCGGGCGCAGAATGACTTCTTGCGCGGGCCACCTTCGGGCTGCGGGGCTTTGAGCCCAGGCTTGCCGGGGTTAGCCTTGTTGTAGGAGGCTCGGCCTTTGGCGTTGAGGCCGCCAGCCTCGGCTTTGCCTTCTTTGCGGGTCCAAGCAGGCGACTTAGCCATCATCAGTCCTTCAGAGCCAGGAACTGGGGGAGGGTCAGGCAGTCATTGCTGCCCGAGGTTAGCGTGCGGCTCACATAGGTCCACACAGCTTGCGCAAGCGTATCGTAGTCTACTCCGCCAGATGCTGCAAGGTTCAACTTGTTGCCCATCGTGCCACTGTCGTTGTACTGCGCTGCCAGGGCTTGCCACACTGCCGCTGCCAAATTTTGCGGGGACAGCACAGACTCGCCCGTGATGTCAGCCGACAACTCTCCAGTGGCGTAGGGGACGAGCGTTAGCGTGCCTGTGCCTGACAGATCTGCTTGTACAGAAGCAAACGCATTCAGCACGGCGGTGATGGCACCAGCGCCCGTCAGATCGCCAGATAGATTTAGCAGCGCCAGCAAATTTGGTGGGGGCGAAATGTCGCCCGCGCCAGTCAACGACGCAATCAGGTCGGCAATCAGCGACAGGAACGCATTGGTGACCGTGCCTGATCCCGTCAGATCCGCAGTAGCGTTTCTGCCCCCCGCCAGATCGGCGACGATGCTTCCCAAGCCATAGATCTGGTTGCTTGCTCCGATCTGACCAGCTTGTTGTGGGATAAACCATGTCAGGCTGGGGTAGGCCCCGTTCGGCAGCGCGTAGTACTCCAGCGCCGTGGTGGTCTGGTCCTGCATCATGCGGCTACGCACACGACCTGATTGAGAAAAATTACCCCGGTTACCTGACTGAATAGCCGTGATAGCGCTGGACCCGCCGCCGTACTTCAGCGGCAGCTTGTCGTAGACGGAGTAATTGCCGATCAGAGCCATGTTAGCCCCAGGCTACATCAATGCTGCCGTAGTAGGCGGTGTTGACAGGAGTAGCTGCGCCTGCGTACATCAACCACTGCAAATTTGCACCGTCAAAAATTCTCGGCATTGACGGCAACTGATTCACTAAGTCGCGCTCCGACGCCACACCAACCGTCGTCAACGGTATCGTCAACAAAGGTTTACACAGTACAAGAACCAAACAACCCGACGTCATTGTGGCGGACAGGTTGATAGACTGGACTGACAAAATGCCCGTGTCACCCGCCGCAAGGGGGAGGAACGGTCCGTACTTGCCCGCGCCCGTACCGGAATAGATGACCGACCCCACCGGAGATGTGGTGGTGGCAGTTGGCAAAACCGGGCTTGCAGGAGTCAATCGACCTGATGTACTCCCCACGTTTGTGTAGTTAAGCTGGATTGTCGGCGTGCCAGCACCCATCACAACAGAGGGCACGATATACGCCTGTAGGCCCGCACCCGTTGCATAACGTGGCAGCGTCTGTGTACCCGTAAACGACTGAGCGCCTGTTGTAGTGACAGAAGAAATGGTAAACATCGCCACCTGATCTATCAGCATCAGAACGGCGGGTGAGCTGGTCGCTGCGGCTGAGTAGGCCGATATGTTCAGGATGTTCTTGACAGACGGCGAGACATCGCCCCCCGTGTACAAACCGTTGGTGGCAGAGGTGCCTGTGATGGTCTGCGAAGTAACCGTCTGAGAAACGCTGACGGTGTAAGTACCGCCGTTGTTTGCGCCTGTGCCCGTACCCAGCGCGGTGATAAACGTGCCCGCCGAAACACCTGTGCCGGTCAACCGCATGCCAATTGTGAATCGACCCGTGCCGTGCGTGGTGTCGGTGAACGTGGTGCCCGAGATGCTGCCGCTTGTCGCCGCCGTTGTGGCAGTTGTGGTCGTGGTATCAGACAGCGATTGGAACGCTAGGTTCGTCGTAGACCCGTGCGTCGAGTTCTGAAACGGATTGCCTGCGCCGACTGAGAGGTCATACCAAACACCTGCCGTTTGCGCGGTTGTTGGCAGCGCGTTTTTGTTCCAATCCGTGCGGTTGAACTGCCCTGCGGTGATCGCAGAGATGATTTGATCCATTGACTGCAGCGGCATGCTTTACCCCCAAACGGTTTGAATTGTGCCTATGTATGAGGCTTGGCTTGAAGCGGATTGCCCAGTGTTCAGCAATATTGACAGATAAGCATTGTCTGCAATCACTGGCAAATCAAAAAAATCTATGGCGGGGGTGCGCTCACCTGCTTGCGCAACCTCACGCAAAATGATCTGCTCTAGCGGCTTGACCAGCACAAAAGCGAGCAGGCCAATGTCAGGGGCATCAAATGTTACGCTCTGAACACTTCTGATCCCTGTATCCCCTGGAGCCAGAGTAAGAAATGGGTAGTTACTGTTTAGTCGTGCAGCCGATGAGTTGTTGCCGGTTACCAATGCGCCAGTAATGGTCGCTGACCCACAAGTTTGTGTGGGCGATGTTTGAAGCACACCGCTCTGATTGATGTATGTAAACCGGAATGTTGGACCCCCAATACCCAGCATACCTGCCAACTGAACCGCCATGACACTCACGCCTTGCCCATCCGTATAGCGTGTCAAACTTGCCGTGTTGTCAAGCACCTGTTCGTCAGTAATACCTGTGTCTACAAACGGGTAATAGAACAGGTAATCCATCAGGATCATCGGACCCGTTGCCACACCTGTTATTGATATTGGGACTACTGTCAGTGTTTTTAAGTATGTCTTGTACCCCAAACTTGCTACAGGAGGGTTGTGCGGTATCCCGCCATTTGCTGCTTGCCCAATTGGAGCGCCAACAAGTGGCGTAGAGGCGTAGTAAAAAGGAAGCGGATTACCAGGGCTCAAAGTCACATCAAACCAAGCGCCAGCACCTGTGGTCTGGTTGATTGCCTTACGAAAGCCGCCAAAAAACGTCTGCCCGTTCTGTTCGGCGTCAACCAAATCTTTGAACGAGTTGATAGCCATTTACGTTACCGCGCTGGTGCCACGCAAAGCAGCTTCCATGTTAGCCAAGACCGGCGCGTCCTTGTGCCCGCAGGGCTTGTAGACGATGTGCTGCACAAGAAACACCGGCTCATTGCACTGAGCGCACAAATACTTGGGCAACTCGCCCTTGGCAAGATTGGGCTGGTCCATTCAAGTCTCCGTGACGGTCAGAGCCGAAGCATTGAACTGCGGTTGAATGCCTGACGCAACCGCCAGCGAACTGTTCAACGCGCCAGCGTACAGCACGTTACCCGCACCACTTGCAGCCGTCCCAATTGCCACATGGGTCAGCGTAGCGCCCGTAGCACCGCACTGGGGGAACTGGATCAGCGCAGCGTTGACCGCCGTATTGGTTGAAACCGTCCAACCTGCCGACGTTCGCAACACCGCAATCCGGGTGTAGTTTGTGTAGCTGGTTTCGTTGGTGGTCTGGTTGTTGCCGGTGCCCGGATCAGCCGTATACAAGCCAACGTACAGATTTGTGTACGGCGACGAAGCGGCGTTGTCCGCCATGTTCGCCCAAGCCGTGGCGTTGAAGATCAGCCTCAACAGGTTGTTGCAAGTGGTTATTGACTTTGCCATTGGTTACCTCTAGACATTACTCAGTTCTTGGAACGGCGAATATGTCAGCGTCAACCTGTTCGCCCATGCGGATGTATACGTTGTGTAATTAGGATTGTTGGACACATTAGCCCACCCCATTACACCTGTGCTTGTGCTAAACCTCTGAACCAACCAGCGACCACCGGAGTCAGTCACTTTCCCAACATACAGCGGATCGCCATCAACAAAATTGTTGAGGTAATAACTGTTTGCCGGGAATAGATGTGCTACTCCAGAAACCGACACGGTTTACCCCAGCCTTGCACGCAGCGTATCCAACGCCTTTTCCGCTGCAACCTTGCGCTTCTCAAGGTCTTTGATCTCCGCTTCCATCTCGGCCTTCTGAGCCGCCGCATCGGCTTGTGCCTTCGCAACACTTGCCTCTGCTTCTTGGATGGCTTGCGTTGCTTTTTCTTGGGCGTCTGCAATAGCCGCCTGAATGCGACTCAGCGAAGCATCACGGTCAGCCTCAATCTGCCTTGCTTGCTCGGCAAATTTTGTGCGAGACGCTTCAATCTCTTCCCTCAAAGCCTGCTTCTCTTTGGAAACCGCTTCAAGTTCTTGATTGATTTTCTCAAGCCGCTTGTCCGCTTCTTCAAAAGCCGAGGCAATGCTTTTCTCAGCAGCCTCAAACTCTTGCCGCTTCGTCACCAAAGCACGGTTAAGGTCTGCTTCCTTCTCAACCATGTTGATGACCGCAGGGATAGTCGCAATGACCGGCCCCCACGTATCTTGGAACTTTCGCAGTTCACCAATGCTAATGGTCATAGTTTACCTTCCAGGCATACCTGCTTGAATCAGCGTCATGGTTGCAGTACCCGACGTATACGCGGTGATCGTCAGGCGCACCGCCCTGACAGGATACGCATAGTTTCCGTCAGACGATGCCGTCTTGGCGCTCAAGCCCGTATTGGGGAACCACGTTGCCGTCGCTGCAGAAAAGCCACTGTCAAACGGATCACTGAAAGTGTGCTCTACCGTGTAGGTCATCGTAGCGCCCGCAGACAAAACTACGCCCACACCCACATTGAACGGCTGCTTATAGTGATCCAGTGGGACCACCGTAGATGATCCCGCTGCACCTACGCTTACAACTACTGGACGCATGCCGACTCCTTACTGGGGGCCGAAGCCCCCGTCATCAGTTCTGGAACACGGTCGGAGCTTGTGCGCCGTTGTCAGCACGCTGGATGTACTCAATCGTCACCACAGCAGCACCAGCGGTAGGGTCACCGCCCGTAGCGGTAAACGTACCCGTCACAACCACATCAGAAGTGCCAATGTTGTTGGTAGCCGAGGAAACCAGCGCAGCGTCCAGCGTAGCGCGAACTGCTTGAGCAGTCGTCAGACCAATTGCAGCAGAAGTCTGGTATGCGGTGGCAGACGATGAATTGCCGAACGTCACGGCCACAGCAGAAACCGAACCGCCAGAGATGGCGGTGGTCTTCTCAACCGTGAAACGCAGGATCTTGGACCCAGCAGGCAGCGTAAACAGATTCTGCGCCGCAGGGGTCTGGAGCATCACCGAGGAGGCGACGTTGGCTGATTGCGTCAGAACCGGCAGGCCGGTGTTGGTCGCGGAGCCGTAGCGCTGAGTGCCCATGCGTACAGGGCCAGAGAAGGTCGAGAAGCTCATGGCTTATTCCTCAAATCTGCGCCCGTCGTCTCTGAGGAGAAGTCTGCCGAGTCAGTCGGCGGGCTGTGGTGAAGCTCGGTTTACAAGAGGGTAGCATAGAGTCGGGGCGGGGTCAAGCCCACTTCTCCAAGTATTTTGCGGCGGACAGAAGCCGATCACGCGCATCACCAAACATCCCTAAACCACGGTTGCATTGTGTACACAACAAACCTCGGATGCGCCCGGTTTTGTGGCAATGATCTACCGGCATACGTCTTGGAGCACCATCTTTGTTTTTGGTAGTTTCTTTTCCACTACATATTGCACAAACCCCGTTTTGCGCGGTCAATAACGCTTCGTACTCCTCAAGCGTTATGCCAAACATCTTTTTTAGCTCGTTACTTTTGGCTTTGTCTGGATTGTTATTGCGCCATTGACGTTGGTAATCTGCAGCACTTTCAGACTTAATGGGCTGTTTCCAATACCAATTACCGTTACCAAGAGGTCTAGAGGTATCTTCGCGTCGTAGCGTATACCCATCTGGTCGTTCACCAACAGCTTCAACAAAAGCCCAAAAGTCCGCTTTCCACTCTGAGCATAAACCGTCTTTTACGCGCTTGTGCCATGTCCAAATTTTGTAAAGCGGATGCTTTTCTCTTGCGCCCCAATCATTTGGGCGTAGGGCATCTAACGATGCATGCGACCTTGTTCTAGATTCATGCTTGCCGCACAGACCCAATGTGACGTTTTTTTGCGGGTTTGTACATCCAGGCACGACACATTCTTTGCGTTGTGAAAGTATGTAAAGACGATAGTGCGTAATGCACAAGTCTCCACGGTACGTTTTTTTGTCACATCCAGAAACAGAACAGGGAGCAGCCGTCTCCAGCCGCTCCCTTTCATAGTGCTTACGGCACAACAATCTAGAAAAAATCTTGTTGCCGCACCCCGCCGATTTGCATTCCATACGACACCCCCAGTGAAGGAGGTATCGTAGTCTGGAATCCGTGAGGTGTCAAGCCCCAGGACTTGCAAACATTCCCAGGGGATCAGAGACGCCGAACGAATACCGCTCTCGCGCCTTGTACCTGTTGTTCCCGGTGTCGAAATCTTGGTCCATTGAAGTAGCCAAAGGCACGCGGACGAAGTGCTTCAGACCGTTGGGCACATCGGTGGTCAGGAACCACGCATTGGTGTCGGTCAAGAAGTGGTTTTTCGTGTAGCCTTCCGGGATCGAACCGTTGTTCTTCAGCGCGTTGATGTCGTTGTCGGTGGTGCCAACGCGCAGGCTGGTTTCCAACAGACGAGTAGCAACGAACTGGAGTTGCGGAGGAACGATCAGCTTGCGGGGCTTGGCAGCGATCAGCAGACCACGCTCGTCGGTCCAACCAGCGATCTGGATCACAGCCGCTTCGAGGGACGTTTCGTTCAGGTCAGCCGCCGTCGCGGGACGGTTGCTGTTGGTGCCGCCAGAGATCAGCGGGTGGGCCGTCGAGAACAGGGCTTGGCCGTCACCGTAGGTGAATGCCGAGTTGAAGCCGTTGTTCAGGATGGACGCCGCCTTGACCTGCTTGGTGAAAGCCATAGCCCGTGCGAGGGACTTGGTGTACCGAGCAGCCAGACTGTCGTACAGGTTGTCTTCCATCGCCTCTTCGGTGATGGAAAAGCCCATAGCGATGGTCTCGTGGTTGTAACGAGCGGTCCAGGCTTCCTGCGCATTGTCATACGCGATGGCTGCACCTTCGTTCTTCACCGGGGCGGCAGAGAAACCAGCAAGCTTGGTCTCTTCTTCAAACGAGCGCTCGGAGGTCTCCGTTTCGTAGATCTCCTTATGCTCTTCACCGTAGGTCTTGTACTCCATGCCAAACAGAGCGTTCAGCCCGGGCAGGAGTTCCTTCAGTAGTTGGGCACGTGAAATTGCCATGATTCACTCCTTAGGCGGTTGTGCTGCTGTAGTAGCCATGCACCAGCAGGTTCATCTTCACCAGAATTTCTGGGTACTGAGTGAACACGATGGTAGAGGCCGAGGGAATGGCAACGACGCTGCCAGGAACTGCGATGGCTGAGTTCAGCGTGACCGAGGTCGCGCCAGCCGAAGCCGCTGCCGTCACGAAGGACGACGTTTGGATCAGTTGCCCGTTAGAAGCAACATACGCCACGCTGGTGCCAATCGGGATCGCCGCAGGCAAGCCAGAACCCGTGAGGGTGATGGTTGTACTAGACGACGAACCCGTTGCCGACACGCTGAAGGCCGTATCTTCAACCACGCCAACACAGCGAACCGGCAGGATCGTAGACACAGGCGTAGCGGTCGGGGCCAGCACGGCGTTTGCCGAGTTGCCCGTGTTCACGTTGCCAGTGTTGTTGATCATGCTCAGGTTCGTGCCTACCATCGCCAGAGCGCCAGAGGCAATCGCCGTGGTAGCAGAGCAAACCACAGCCTTGAACACCGTGTCAGGATCGTCAGCAACAACCGCTGCCGCATCGCCAGCCAGCGTAGACGCGGGCCAGTATTGCGAGAAACGCTTCTGCTTCGTCACCGGGTCGGTGTACGAACAACCGAGGAAAATCCCGGTGACTTGGTTGGAACCCGTGCCGGTCGTGACCGAAGCGCGAGTGATGAAACCACGACTGAGCACCACGAATTCACCGTAGAAGATGTCCGTAGCGTAGCCGTACTGAATCGGCAGGGAACGGGTAGAACCCGCAAACACCTGCCCACCGATCAAATTGATCGGCTTTAGCCCGTA